TCAATTATGGTTAATGGGTCCTGCACTGCAATCGCTATATGATGGAATAAGTTCTTTCACAGGTGACGGCGTGTTCGACAGTGTGTCAAAAGGTCTTGGCGGCATGATCAGTAGTTTCTTTGAAGGTGAAGGACAATTTGATCAACTAGTAGAAGATTTAAAAGCGTTTGATCAAGTTGATGCCGATGCAATATATAAAGTAGGTTCAGGACTATCTAGCTTTAAAGACTTTATGGCCGGCGAACTAAATTTAGATAATGTTCCAAAACTAAAAGAAGCAATGGCAGGCATTGCAGAATTTTCGGGCGATGATGTCAATCTAGGAAATATCCAATTTACATCAGACGGCTTAAGAAATCTACAAGATGTTACAAATGGACTTGACAGCGACAGTATTTTCAGTTATAATAGTGCTTTAAAAGAACTAATAAAGACTTTAGAAAAAATGAACGAAGCATTAGGTGATCAAGCAGGCACAGAAGCTGGTGCAGCGGCACAAGGAGCAGTGCAAGAAGCACTTGCCGGCGGTATTGGTACCGGAACAGGCGGCGCAGATAAGCTAGATCAGTTAAATAGTACTATGAACAGTATCTTAAATGAGATGATATCCGGCAATAAGATAGGCGGAAAAACATATAAAGCCACAAAAGCAAATAGCGATGCAATGTGGTAGGAATTTAAATGAGTTGGAAAAGACATTTTACACCAATAGCAACAGGCGATAATCCAAGCGGCAACTATTCACCGTTAGGCGGATCTAGTGGCGGCAACAGTGTTGGCCCTGCAAAAGCAAATTACAGTTCCTTTTTGCCAGACGTTTATACAGGATCGCCAAATCGTGTTGAACGATATGGCCACTATAACACAATGGATTTGGACTCAGAAGTAAATGCTGCACTTGACATATTAGCTGAATTCTGCACACAAAAAAACAAACAGAATCAAACGCCTTTTAAAATGAATTTCAAACAAAAGGCAACAAATTCAGAAGCAACTGTATTACAACAATATCTACAACAATGGTGTAAATTACAAAATTTTGAAACACGTATGTTCCGTATATTACGTAACACATTCAAGTACGGTGATGCATTCTTTGTAAGAGATCCAGAAACAAGAAAATGGTTCCATGTAGATCCTGCAAATGTAACTAAAATTATTGTAAACGAATCAGAAGGCAAAAAACCAGAACAATATGTAGTTAAAAACTTTAATTTAAACTTTGAAGAAATGGTTGCTACAACTCCATATTCAACTAACGGTAACACTACTGGCGGCGGAGAAGGATACATGACCGGCGGTGTTCGCGGCATGACAGGAAATCCCAATCAAACTGTAGGCGGTTCGAGATTCCAGCAAGGCGACAGAGAAATTACTGTTGATGCTAACCATGTTATACATTTAAGTTTATCAGAAGGCTTAGACAACAATTATCCATTTGGTAATTCACTATTAGAAACAATATTCAAAGTCTACAAGCAGAAAGAATTGCTTGAAGATGCAATTATTATCTATCGTGTGCAGAGAGCACCTGAACGTAGAGTGTTTTATGTAGACGTTGGTAATATGCCAAGTCACTTGGCAATGCAGTTTGTCGAAAGGGTAAAAACTGAGATACATCAGAGACGCATACCAAGTTCGACAGGAGGTGGCACGAACGTCATAGACAGTTCCTACAATCCGTTGAGCATCAACGAAGACTACTTCTTCCCGCAAACTGCTGAAGGGCGCGGATCAAAAGTTGAAACACTGCCAGGCGGAACTAACCTTGGTGAAATTGACGACTTACGTTATTTCACTAACAAACTAGTACGCGGTCTCCGTATCCCTTCATCCTATCTACCTACTGGAGCAGACGATAGTGCCGCTCAGTATAACGACGGCAGAGTTGGAACAGCATATATACAAGAATTAAGATTTAATACATATTGCGAACGTTTACAAAATCTAGTTGTTGAACAATTTAATCAAGAGTTTAAACGTTATCTATTAGAAAAAGGTGCAAACATAGATACAAGTATGTTTGATCTTACTATGGAACCACCACAAAACTTTGCTGCATATAGACAAGCAGAAATGGACAATGCTCGTGTACCAACATATACACAAATGGCAGCAATTCCTTATATGTCAAATAGATTTGCACTTGCGCGATACTTAGGTTTATCAGAAGAAGAAATAGCAGAAAATGAACGTTTATGGAGAGAAGAAAACGACGAAAATCTTACACCTCCTCCAGGCGATCAAAGTGCAGAAATGCGTGGCGCAGGAGTAAGTGGCGCAGGCATTGAAGGAGACTTAGGCGGACTTGAAGACGAAGCAGTAACTGGTGACGAAGCACCTATAGAAGGCGGTGAAGGAACACCTCCAGACACTGCTACAGGAGCAGAGCCAGGAGCAACACCTCCAGCAACAGACCAAACGGTATAAATAGTATTATGATATTGCGTGAATTATTTTATTTTGACAAAGAAACATTTGAGCCTGTAGAGGATAACAGCTACGAGCCGCGTGACGACTTATCACCTGTAGACTTGGACGACACACGCAAAACAAAATTAACTCTACGACAAATCAACAAAGCACGTAAAGCAGGCGAACTACATAAAAAAGAAAAAGCAAATGAATTAGATTTTGTTAGACAAATGTATGGAGTTGCTGCCAACGCCGAAGCGGGAATCTAACGTGTGGCTAAATTATCCAAAAAAGGGTTAACCAAACAGGAAGCCGCTAAATTAATGCAGTGGCGCCGACAAGAAAAGCAAGAAGCAAAGTTAAAAAGACAAATAGATCAAAGACAAAAAGATCTTGCTACACAATCACCAACTCAACCAGCTCCCACAACCGAACAAGATTCTATAAAGTATAAACCTAAGCAACAACCTGTGCCGGTTGTAACACCTATATCTGATGGCAGTATTGCGTTTGTATTAGGTAATGGAACTAGTAGAAAACCTATTGATCCTAACACATTAAAAGAACACGGTAAAGTATATGCTTGTAATGCTGTTTATAGATCATTTGACCCTGATTATCTAGTTGCTGTAGATGTAAAGATGGTTTTAGAATTACATAAAGCCGGATATCACAAGAAAAATCCTAACATATGGACTAATCCACAAAAAACAATTAGTAGATTTAAAGAATTTAATTTTTTTAATCCTTCAAAAGGTTGGTCAAGTGGTCCTACTGCGTTGTGGTTAGCAAGTCAGCATAGGTACGAAACAATTTACATATTAGGATTTGATTATAAAGGCCTAAAAGACGGCCAACGATTTAATAATATATTTGCAGATAGTCCTAATTACAAAAAATCATCAGATGGCGCAACATTTTTTGGCAATTGGATGCGTCAAACTACTAATGTAATTAAAGAAAATCCGCATATTAAGTTTGTAAGAGTTATAGCACCAGATAATTATCGTCCAGAAGAACTAAATAAATTTGACAACTTTAGTACTATGCTAATCGAAGATTTCCAAAAAATCTTCTAAAATTAGCACGATCTTTCTAAAACGGGCCGTTTTGACCCCGTTTACCAGCGTATATCTATATTTCTACTAAATAATAGTGACAGCCTTACCATAGGTAACAAATCATTTATAGGAGACAAAAAATGGCAGATCGAAACAAGTTTGAAGAAATGCTTGAGCGCCTAGTCAATGAAGACAAAGCCGGAGCACAAGAATTATTCCACGACATCGTTGTAGAAAAATCAAGAGAGATTTATGAAAATCTACTTGAAGACGATATCGAAGTTGACGAGGAATCCGAAGAAGAAGTTGATGAAGCTTCAGAGGAAGAAGTTGACGAAGCTACTGACGAAGAAGTAGACGAAGCTACTGACGAAGAAGTAGACGAAGCAAAAGCACAAGACGAAGAAGTTGACGAAGCTACTGACGAAGAAGTAGACGAAGACTTTAACTTAGACGAATTTGAAGTTGAAGCTGACGACGACATGAGCGGTGACCCAGCAGATGACATGATGGGTGACATTGAAGACGCTATGGACGACGAAGGCGAAGAAGATAAAGGCGACGACGAAGAAATAGAAGACAGAGTTGTTGACCTAGAAGATGCTTTGGACGACCTTAAAGCTGAATTTGAAAAAATGATGTCTGATGAAGACGGCGACGATGACGACGCTGCTGACATGGACATGGGCGATGAGGAAGGCGAAGACGAAGAAGGCGAAGAAGAAGCCTTTAACTTTGGCGAAGCTGAAGAAGAAACTGACGAAGACGCTGTTGCTGAAGATTCAGACGACGAAGAAGTTGCTGAAAAATCAGAAGCAGAACAAATGCGCGAGTATGTAGAAAAAATTGCTGGTAAAGGCGGTTTAGAAGCATCAAATGCAAATAAGTCAGAAGAGTCAGGCACAAACACCAAGTCAACAGTAGCTGGTAAGAACGATATGGGCGGAACATCGTCTAACTTAGTTCAAGGCGGCGAAGCTGACACTAAAGGTACAACAGGCGGATTAGCAAATCCTTCAGAAAGCGAAGAAAATGCAGGAAACGTTAATGTACCAGGTGGAAAAGCTGGCAAATCTTTAAAGGGTGAACCAAAAGGCCATGGCGCTGAGAAAAAAGGCGCAGGCGAAGACGGCGGTGTGAACAAGAAGTCCACACTTGGCTCATAAGAAAGAGGGCTAAATTAGATGATGAATCTACGAGAGCATTTGACATTTGACCAAGCACAAATGGTCGTGGAAAGCCAAAATGAAGGCAAAGATCTTTATATGAAAGGTATTTGTATTCAAGGCGGCGTCCGTAACGCTAATCAGCGAGTATATCCTGTTAATGAAATAGGCAGGGCTGTCAAAACTCTCAACGATCAAGTTAGCGGAGGTTACAGCGTTCTCGGCGAGGTTGATCATCCAGAAGGCCTAAACATTAACTTGGACCGTGTATCACACATGATTACAGAAATGTGGATGGATGGACCAAACGGTTATGGAAAGATGAAAATTTTACCAACTCCTATGGGACAACTAGTAAAAACAATGCTTGAAGCAGGTGTAAAACTAGGCGTTTCTTCAAGAGGAAGTGGTAACGTATCAGAAGACGGAAGCGGTGAAGTTTCAGGATTTGAAATTATCACCGTGGATGTCGTCGCACAGCCGAGTGCTCCTGGGGCGTATCCAACGCCTATCTACGAACATTTAATGAATGCTCGTGGCGGGATGTCGGCGTACGAACTAGCACAGGCAACAAAGCACGACGAAAAGGCACAAAAGTATCTTAAGGAATCGCTGATTAATATAATCAGTAAACTCCGATAATTTTGAGGAGAAAAATATGTTGGATGCACTAAAAACTTTATTTGAAAACGATGTTGTTTCAGAAGAAGTGCGCAACGAAATTGAAGAAGCTTGGAATAGCAAAATCAAAGAGAACAAGCAGCAGGTAACTGCTGAACTTCGCGAAGAATTTGCACAAAAGTATGAACACGATAAGCAGAACATGATTGAAGCTGTCGACACCATGCTAGAAGAGCGTCTACAAGAAGAAATTTCAGAGTTTGCAGAAGACCGCAAACAGTTAGCAGAAGCCAAAGCAAAATATGCAGTAGCACAGCGTGAAAATGCTGAACTACTAAAAGGTTTTGTTATGGAACAATTAACTTCTGAAGTTTCTGAATTACACCAAGATCAAAAAGCAATGGCAGAGAAATTTGCTACACTTGAAGATTTTGTTGTTGAAGCACTATCTAATGAGATTGCAGAATTTTATGAAGATAAAAAAGACCTAGCTGAAACAAAAGTACGTTTAGTACGTGAAGCTAAGTCGCACTTTGCTAAAGTCAAAACAGACTTTATCAAAAGAAGTGCTACATTAGTGTCAGAAGCAGTTGAAAAAGGACTTGCAAAAGAAATTAATCAGCTTAAAGAAGACATTGATGCTGCACGAGAAAACGACTTTGGTCGTAAATTATTCGAAGCATTTGCATCTGAGTATTCTAACTCTTACTTAAATGAAAAATCAGAAACAGCAAAACTTATGAAAGTTCTTGACTTAAAAGAAAAGAAACTTGCAGAAGCAAAAACTGTTGCTGAAAAAGCA